CGAATGCGAACTGGTCGATTTATTCGGACCCGTGCTCGCGGTTGATGAATGTGAACTGGAGGCTTTCGAAATTCCTCTTTCTTCCGCGAGATACTCCAGTTCATCGGAATATACAAGGTCGGCAATCCATTCGCCGATTTTGCGCGGGAGCCAAAACGCATTCTTCTTGAAATTATCCCATATAGCCCAGGCCAGCTTCTCAGCGATCTCCGCGCCCGCCTCCGTGCCATCAAAATTCGCGCCCATCATTGTCGCGATTGCCTTCATCAGCTTGAACAGCAAATCATCCATCGCGCCGGTGACGGCGTTGAATGCCTCGCCGAGTTTAACAAGTATTTTTTTCGCTCCCTCCTTAAATGTTTCCCAGTTCCTTTCGTCCAGGAAATACGCAAGGATTTTTTCGAGCAGGTCGCCCGCAAACTCAATCAGGCTGACCGCGATCGTGCTGATGTTTTCAATGATGTTTGCAAGCATTGCGGGGAGGCCGGTATCGGGATTGAACACCGCGTCGAGCGTGTCCTTTGACAGTAGAGCGTCCATCAGCGAATGCAAAATAGAACTTGCAAGCGCAGTTATTTCGCGAATAGTTTCCGGGTCCGTTGCCGTCGTGACAATATAGCCGACAAGTTCAGCCGCCGCGCCGATCAGATTTTCCAGAGTATCATTCTTTGTGAGCGCCGTTGCAAGGGATTTCACAATACGGATTGCACCGTCGGCAATCTTGCCGAGGCCGTCGCCCTCTACAAGACCGGTCACGAATTGTGAAATCATTGAAACGGCAGATGATACGATCTTGTCCGCGTTCTTCTCCAGAAAATCCGCCAGTGATGTGACAATGCGTGTCGCCGCGCCCATCAGCTTATCCGTATATTTTAGCAAGCCGTCGAACAATGCAAGCATTATTTCGGAGGCCGCGCTCATTGCGTTTTCAAGAACGCTCGGCTCTGTTAGCGCATTGAACAGCGCGTCAACCGCTTCGAGTATATCCGGCAAAATCCCTTGAATCGTTTGCGGAAGCGTGCTCGTCAGCTCCTTGATTGTCTTTGGCAATGCCGCCGCAAAACGGCGAATGGAAAGCGTAACGCTCTTGATTATAGTCGTTCCGATTTGCTGAGCAGATTTTGCAATTTCAGGCAAACTGTCGACTATTGCGCGGCCAAACGTGCCGAACAGCTTTGTGAAGGACTGGATTATTTTCGGCATGTTGTTCGAGATCGCTTTTACAATCGCGGGGAATACGGCTTGCGCCTTTTCTACAATGCCGTCCGCCGCGCCGGAAAGTGCAAGCGCAAGTTCATCAACGCCGGAGGAGATTTTTTCATTTGCACCCTCCTCGCCGATTACAAGACTGCTCACGCCGTCCATGATCGCCGTCAGGGAGGGGAGCAGTTGTTCGCCGATGTCGCGTTTTACGCCCGCGAAAGCCGTGCGCATGTCTTGCAGACTATCCGTATATGCCGCAGAGGCCTTGACCGCCTCGTCGCTCATAACACCGCCGAGTTCATGCACGCGCTGTCGCATCTTTTCGGTATCCTCGGCGGAAGTGTTTAGCAGTGCGCCCATCTGCATCGCAGACCGACCGAGCAGTTTATTCGCGAGCGCCGTGCGTTCCGTGCCGGATTCCATTGACTGCAATCCCTTTACAGTTGCCGCGAATAAATCCTCCTGCGACATTTTTGCCGCATCCTCTATGCTTATACCGATTCTGCCGAATGCATCAACCGTGTCATCCGACGCCTCCTGAACCGCATTTGCAAGCTGTTTCGAGGACTGCATCATAACGCTGACATCTGTGCCGGAATGCTGCATAATAGCATCCCACTCCTGATAGGCTTGCGCGGATATGCCCATCATCTGCGACGTTTTGTCGATCGCGTCGCCATATGCCGCAACTTCCTGCGCGGCATTTTTGATAAACCCGGCGACCGTTTCCGTCGCGAATTTTACGCCGTTTTCCACGAGCGAAGTCATGCCGGAAAGCGTTACTTTGACAGCATCGCCGACAGCAGAAACGGCTTTCCCCGCCGCTTGCATGTCGCCTTTCGCGATGTCAAGCGCCTTGCTGAACGCCGACGAATCGAGCGACAGCTTTGCGAACATTTCGAAAACATTAAGTCCCACGCGCCGCCCCTCCTATTCTTTCAAACTCCGCGCGGAATTTCGCCTTGATTTCCTCCGGCGATTCCATCGGCTGTTCCGGCTCAGGCCGCACAATTTCGCGGAAACTGACCGTCAGCCGTTTATTTTCACCGTAAAGCCGCAGAAATTCGGTCAAATATACCTTGTATGCAAATTCCTCTTCCTCACGGTTATATTCCATCGTTACAAACTGCGCAATATAGTCAACCCCGAACAAATCGAGCTTTGCAAGATCGATTTGTATCAGGATTTCGCCGTATCGAACAGCCCCGATTTCCCCGCATTGACAAAAAAATCAATGACCGCCTTGCATCCGATAAGCTGAGAAAAGATCTCCAGCATTTCGCCGGAGGACATTGCCAGCGCCTCCTCGCGCGTTTTGAATGCCGCAAGGCCAATCACGGCGACTGTCGCCTCCGCATTGACCTCCAGCGCGCTGTCGAGCAGGTCGGACAGGTACTTTCTGCGGACTGCCTCCGTTTCCTCCTTGCTCGTTGCTTTCGCCGCAAGCGCCGCGGCCTCCTCTTTCAGTTTCTTGATACCGATTGTCTCATAGAAGCCCGCGATCTCATGCCGGATTTTATTGACCTGAACCGCGAATTCAGTCGCTTTGCAGTTTGCAAGCGTTTTCATCTCAGCCATGTTTCCTCCTATATGCGAGTAAAGTGCCCGCAGATTGCTCCGCGGGCACAATACAGATTATCAGGTTTTCGCCGTGACCGTTGCACTTCCCGCCGCGATCGCGCCGCCGCTGTTTCGTGCCGCGATCGTGATATAATGGCCGGTAGTTGCCGCGATGTCAGATGTCCCGTCCCACGCCGTCCACGTGTAATCCGGGGTTTCGCCATACGCAATCGTCGGAGCGGACGAGGAATTGGTCTTGTAAACGTAAGTCGCGCCGCTCGGTTTCGTGTAATTGGAAACCGTGATTTTCGTGAATCCGCTGTTCGTGCCGACCGCAGATGCAACGGTAATCGCCGCGAGCGTGTTTCCGTCGCCGCCGATAGAGTAAAACTCCATCGGTGCAACCTGCTGAGCATTCATGCTCATATGACCGGTCAGAGTGACAGAAAGCTGGCCTTTCCCCTCCTTAGAGGTGGAAATGGACAGGCCGGATGTACCGAGCGCGGCCTTGAGTACGCAAGCGACAATTCCGCCGTCAACGCGCATACCGACCCAGGCAATGTCGCCGAAATCGGTCAGGTCAAGCGCCATGCGCGGGGAAACCTTGCCGGACGCCGCCGTAACATCAGCCGCGCCGAGTGCCAGTTTGAGCGTCGCCGGGGTCATGTTCAGCGCCGTAAAGGTGATGCTCGCCTCCCAGCGGGAAAGATAGAGCAGTTCCTTGAAACGTCCGTGCAGGTTATTCACATCCTCGCCGAGGTCATTGATCGTCGGCGTGAGCGTTGCCGTGATGCCGCCCGTTGTCGTGCAGACAATATCCTCGTCCGCAGGAGCGGAAATGTTCGTCGGGTCAAAGTTGCGAACGATCATGCCGCTGTCAAACTGCATCGACTGGAAATCCTCTTCCGCGATCTTGCTCCACTGCGCTACATCAATCATAGGAATCCTCCTTCCTTAGTTGCTTGTATAAAACCTCACTGCGAAACTCAGCACTTTCCTTTTCACCATATCGTCAGACGGGTCAGGCATAGACTGCGCAAACGGGCTTCCGCGCATAATAAGCAAGTAACCGAAATCAATCGGGATAATCTTGCCAGCGCGCCCGACAGCCGCAGATATTTCTTCCGTCTTTTCGTTTATGGCGGTCAGGGAGGTTGAGCGATACCATAGCGAGGCCGAAATAGCCGTGTCCGCGCCGTCGCTGAATGCGTCAGTGCGAACCTCATAAGTCAGATACGGGAACGCCGGAGGCGTTTCAAGCGAATATACACCGTTTTCTTCATAGGCCGGGATATCGAAGCCTGAGAAAAAGTCATGCAAGGCCGCTGTCTTAGTCATCCGGCAGTTCCCACCTCTCCGCAGATACGGCGCGGCAATTCAGGCCAGCGGAGGCGGGAGTTTTGTTGTCCCGCCCGTTCGCCGTTACACGGTAGTATTCACCTGTATCAGCGCGCCGAAGAACATCGTTATTTCCGAGCGTGATTGACTTGTCTGTGATGATCGTGTAAACGTCCCTCACGCCTTCCGCCTGAGCGCGTTTTGACTGGATGGAATTATCGAGCCTGATTGCCGCCCTGAATGCCGCCCCGTCCGTCCAGGTGACAATAAAGCCGCCCTCGCCGTCCGGCACGTGTGTCTTGTCGATAAAGGTAAAGTCCTCCATCGCCTCAGATAAAAGGCTCATAATATCCGAATCCTCCTCCACGCGGACAAGCGCTTTTCAAATTGCGTTTGCCACGTAACGCCGTTCCCGCCGCCGGAGGCAGACGAGCCGCCTTTGCTGTACGAATAGCCCGCAAAGGATTCAGACTGGAAAGGTGACATGTTCGCGCTGTCAGCGGCCTCATTTGCATTCCGCCATTGCTGAATTTCTGCACAAAGTGCGAGAAACGCGCGCGGCACGCTCATTTCCCAAATCTGCCCCTCAAACGTTTCATTCGTCAAAGTTGCGCGTCCTTGCTCGGTATTGCAGTAAACGCCGTCATTCGCAGTGCTCCCGCAAATGCGAAAATACTGTCCCTCTGCGATGAAATCAAGCGGCGAAACAGAATGCCCGCTGATGGTATACGTGCCGTCGTGAATATAGGACATGTCGCCCCGTTTCCCGGCAGGCGCGAAATAATTGCGAGCCTCCTGGCAGACCTCTGTAATATCCATTCCGCCGCCCTCCTTCACTTTTTTTTGCGCGTCCGCTTTTTCGGCGTATCGCCCGCCGCATCTTCCTCGGCCTTTGCCGGGGTTTCTGCAAGCGGGCTGTCTCGCCGTTCAGCCGCCGCGGCTTCAATTTCGGGCGGGTTCAAACCGGCCTTGACCGGTTCTCCGCCGCCCTTATACGCAATGACAATCACGTGCCCGCCCCCTCAAGAACCAGACCGGTCAGGTCATAGAACTGAGTATTCGTGTTCGTGCCGTCTGTCGCGACCACCTCGAGCCGCTGAGTGCCGGAAGTGATCTTAAACATTCCGATCTTTTCGTCATCGGTGAGCAGTTCGACAAGCCCGGAACCCTGCGACGGGGAAAGGCCGACTTTCACCGAGGTGTAGTCGCTCCAATCGTCCGCAGTGAACTTGATTCCGAGGAAGTGCCCCTCGCCCCAATCAGTGACGATCTGACCGGAGGAAATATATTTCAACGTGCCGGTGATGTTATTGCCGCTGACGGTCACGCCGCTCTGCATCTGCGCGGCGGTCGTGCCCCAAAAATCAGTCCCGGACGGCGCGGCCTCAAGGCCGGGACTCGTCAAGGGTTTGAGATCTGAATAACGGCGATACCGTTCAGGTACTCCGCGCGGAGGCCGATACCGGAGATCATCACCATTTCGCTCACGGCCTTGTTCGTCACCGCGTCGATGCTCACGCCGATGAGATTGCGTTCGCCGTCCGTGATGAAATTGAAGCCCGCCTTCGCGAAATCGGAGTTTGCCGCGTTGATGTAGTCCAGCACGATGTTCTCTGCCGGGGTCGCGACGATCGTGCCGGTCGGAATCTTGCTCGTCATGAACAGCTTGCTGAAGCCGAGGAAATCCTTGATGTACTCGAATCCAAACTCGCGCTGAACCGTGATTGCAGAAGTGCCGAGCGCGCGGTAAACATCCAGCGTGTTTGCGAAACCGATGATCTCGGAATAGCCCAGGTTCATGTTCTCCCAGGCGTTCGCGACCTGACCGATTGCCTCCGCCGCGGCCATCTGAAAACTCGTAGTTGCATACGTAGAGGTCAGCGTGCCGGTCTGGATGAAGGTCATGAGCGAACCGGCAATCTTGTTCTGCAGCTTATACAGCATATCGTCATCAGCCGCCTGAACAGTTGCCTCGTAGCCCGCTTTATTGATCGCCTCAATCGTGATTCCGACAGCCTGTTTGTCCCACGTAATTTCGCCGACCGGCACATTCGTGAACGTGACGGCATTGTACGGGATTTCCTCGCCCTCGCCGACAGTGGAAGTGTTCAGAGTGACCTCGGCCTTGCGCGAGTAAAGCTGTTCGCCGGGTTTGTGCTCCATGAAGCGGATGTTCGGGAAAATCACCTGGAGCAGGTTGATACCGCGAGTGAAGCGGGACACAAAGTCAACCGCGCGCACTGCGGTCAGGTTCGTTGCCGTCGAAACGACGGTATTCGTTTTCGGTGCCATTTTTATCCTCCTTTGTTAGATGTCCCCGGCAGGATGCGCCGGAAGGCCGAACAGCTCCGGATTTTCGGCGATTGCCCGTTGCCGGTCTGCCGTGTTCCTGATTGCCATGATCTCGTCCTTCGTCGGTTTCCCCGCCCCGTTGTTCGCCGGGGGAGTTGCCGGAGTGTGATGCGTTTCCGTGACTTTCGGCGTGAGCGACGG